TTGATAATAAAACCTTGAAAAGTTTTAAATCCTTCACGTACAAAAGCAGTTTTTCCACTGTTTGCAGTCCAAAACACATCATCTTCTCTGTTCTGTTCTACGTTCTCAAATTTACCGATTGGGTATATTCTATCCAAAGGTGAAGCAGCGTTCAACAAAGGCTCTAAATTGGCCCATACGGTTAAATCTGTTTTTAATCTTTCTTTCACCGCACCCGCAGAATCTTTTGCCATATCCAATAATGGAAAAGCGGCAATATCTGCAATCAATGAACAATCCGGTAATCCGGTGTTTCCAAGTGATATTACATCACAATTACAATTTTTGTCTGACATTTTTTCTTTTTTTATTATTTAATTAATGTTTTGTTTTACAAATATAAGTATTTTACTTTATATCAATTTTTGCAAGTCGCATCTATATCACAAATTTGCCTTTTAAAAGGAATATCAATGATGTATTCAATGCCGGAAATATCTTCATCAATCAACTTTTTAACGTTGTCTTGATTAGAAGGTTTTTTACTTGCATTACTTCCGGACCTTGAAACCCAAACACCATAATTCGGGCGGTCTGATTTTGTTGCATCATTTAACTCGCCAATATTTGAATCAGTCATTAACGCTTTTTCATACTCAAATATTAAATTATCAGTCGGTTGAATAGCGGTCAAATATTGTTGGTCGATTGATTCGGCAAGTTTTCCCGGTAACATAAAAAGTATGCGAACACCTTCCGCAGTTATTCCAATTTTATCTAAAGGATTTAAACTTCTTGTTTCTCGCATCGGTTGAATAAGATAAGCCATTGGAAGTTTCTTTTTCCAATCCTTTATCATATGCAAAGCGTTGGAAGTTTGCATTGGTGTACCTCTAAAAAAGTTCGGTGCTTTAATTGTAAAATGTGTTTCTGTTCCGGTTAAAACTCCCTTAATAGTTACACTTTCATTAATTTCAAAATCAATAACTTTGTAATCAATGCCGTTAATTGTGATAACAGACTTCGGGAAAATCCAATAAGTTTTGCACGTTTCAAAAGTTGTTTCCGTTGGTCCTGGAATAATGTTTGAAATCTTTTGTGTAAAAGTTAAACTTTCAATAATGCTTTTAATATAGTCAATAGTATTGAACATATTTTATTTAAGAGTTTTTGTTTATTAGAATGTCAAGTTTTCCATTGATTGACGAAATACCAATTTTAACATCTGCAAGTTCTTTGTTGATTGCATCAAATTCAGTTTTATTTTTTTCTTCGCTTTTTTCCATTCGCGTGTGAATGCTTGAAAACTTTTTAAACATTATACCTTCATTTTTTTCAATGTCTTTTTTCATTTGATTAATTTTTGACTCCTGGCTCTTGTCGCTTAAAACCATTTTCCAATAAAACCCCAAAGCCGAACCAACGCCAACCATAATATAAATGACATCCTTTAAAATAAACGTTGTTTCCATTTCTTAATTTAATAATTTTCTTTAACATAAACATCAACATCAGTTTTTATTGTGTCATACCTTTCTTGCGTAAATCCGTTTTCAATATCTTCTTCAGAAACTTTTTCATCATCTACAATAACATTATTTATTTGATATTGAGCCGTTGCCCAATCACCGGTTAATAAAAAACTTTTAACATTAATTAATTTTGTTTCAATGTAATTTGCTTGTTTAATATCAATTGCTTCTTTGTTATATTCTAAAGCTAAACCGGCTCTAATTTCATTGTAATAATTAATTCCATCAATCGTCCGCGTGTCGTATGTTTTAATAAGTGCTTCCAAAGGTAAAACATCATCAGCGGTTAATGCTAAATACTTATCAAGTATAATATCTTTTTCTTCTTCATTTAATTCAGATTTAAAAAAAATATTCATTGACAAACCAACTGTAAATCCAGAAAAACTTTCTTTGAAATTTTCCTTCAACCACTTATTAAAATAGTCCGAATCCGCAAATTGATTTAATTCCTTTATCTCTAATTTATACATACTTTTATATTTTTACAAACTAAGGAATGATTACTAAATTCGCTGCAAGTTTTCGGTCTGTTTTCGTAGATAGTGCAAAGCCTTGTTTTTCGGTCTAACAATTTACAAAATCCATCCGTTCCTTTTTCTATTATTGCAAAGTTGTTTAAATAAAGTATTTCATCTAAAAACTTTTCTTTAATTTTATAGCTTGGATTATTTCTTATAAATATTTCGCTTTGTTTTGTCATTATATCTTTATGGCCTAATTCAACTAAATTATTATAATCAATTTTATCAATTTCAACAACCAATTTACAACAACTTGCAACGCAATTTAAACAAATACTTTCCATTATTTCCAGGTTGTTAAATATAAATATCCATTTTCCCAACTTGTAGAATCTCCCAAAGTGCTAATAAATACGGTTACAACATCACCGGCGGTTAATGCTACGTTTCCGAACGTACCTTGTATTCCGTTTCTTTTATTTTTCTTAGCTTGTTGATTCTGTACATAACTTTCAGCACTCGCAGTTATAGAACCATTAACACCGTAAACTATCTCAATTGCACCGTTATCTTCATTTAGATTTGTTCCTATTCCTACTTTAGCATAAATTAAATAATTTCCGGTTTCCGCAACTGTCACTTCAAAAGTTCCCGCGCTTGGTGTACATTCTAAAGGAGTGCCGTAAGAAGCGTTTACAGTACCACCACCGGCATTTGAATCTGTTTGTGTATATTGTTGTTCAGCGGTTACTTTTGTTTCATTGCTTCCTTCATCAGTAACGGAACTAAAACCATCTGCAAAATTCAATGTACTTGTAACCGTTCCAACTGTTACACCGTTTTCTTGAACAATAATATTTGCACCCGCTCCGGTTGCTCCGGTTGCTCCGGTTGTACCTTGTAACTTTATAACAGAAAAAGAACTTTCATCACCTTGAAAAACAGAAATCCAGGAAGATGTTGTTTGACTTTCGATTTGGATTTGAACTTCAATGTAATCATTTGCGCTTAATTTTAACGGCGGCGGGTTGATAACACAACTCCAATAGTCGGAAGAATCACCACTATTTCTTATGTAGCTACTTCCGTATGGTTGCGCTTGTATAACTCCATTTATTAAAATTCTTGCGACCGATTGCGCCCTTTGTTCACTTGCTTCAAAAACTCTTATACTTGCCGCTATTTGATAAGTGCCATCCTCATCAACTGTTAACCGCGTGTTGTTTGTTGAATTGCTATGTGTAAATCCGGAATCTTTATATCTTTCAACATCCCAAGAACAAATCAAAGGAACACTTTGCGAAAAAGTTGAAGTTGTATCTGTTGAAGTAACACTAACAATTGGAATTGCTGAAGCCGCCGCGCTTCCGGTACTGTTTATGATAGGGTTTAATGGGCTTGAAACATCTATTGAAATATTTGTTCCGGCAACAATTGAATTAATCGTATTGACTTCGGCTAAAGGTTCTATTCCGGTTAACTTTGTTTTTTCCGCAAGTGTGAAAACTTGGTCTATTGCTTGAACATCATTTAATTCAAGCGTTGTTAAATGTTGATAATCACCAACCGCGCCGCCTTGAATACCGGAAAGGGAATTGTGACTACTTACAACATCAGAAGTAAAAGCAACTGTTCCGTCTTTGTTCGGCCAAGTTGCCGTTCTTTTTGTTGCCGTTGCTATTGCCGAAACATCAAATGCAATTTGTTTTGTGTTATCCAATGTATTGTAAACGGCAAATTGTGCATCATTTAGCAATAATTGAGCGTTGTTAATCTTTCTCCAACTTCCGGATTCACTTAAATATAAACCGGAAGCCTTGTAATTTAATAAAAATCTTGAACCACTTGCATTTAAAACCATCCAAAATTGACCGGGAACTGAAGCCGCTGAAGGTAGATTTGAATAGTTTGCAACTTCACCGGACCAACCGGTAAACGCCGCCGAAGCACTTTCTCTATCTAAATGTATAACCGGTAAAGCCATATTTATTTAAGTATTAAAGGAAATTCAACTGTTCCGGTTGTGTTCGTTTGTGCATCATAATTGATTCTAATATACAACCAATCCAGGTGTGTATCATCGAATGCTTGACCAATTGCCGCATCTTCAACCCTTGACTCATAAGGGAAAAAATCAATGTTATTATTTGAAACTTCAATTGTGTACGTTGGTGTTGCATCTAATCCGGCAACTATTGGTGCAATGCTCCAACCATATCCATAACATATTGCTTGTGAAATACTCGCTTCCGTAATACTCGCATCGTGCGAAGTTCCATCTGAAAATTGAAAAGTTATTGTAATAGGTGCGCTCATATTGCTGAATTAAAATGTTTTCTTCGTCCTTCAAAGGTAGGATAAACGGTTGAATTATCTGAAATATATTGTTGAATACTTCGGTAACTTGAAACGGCCCTATTATATTTGTCATAAGTTCCAAAACTTTCAGCCAATACCATATTTGAATTTTCAGAATCACCGCGAACAATTCCCGTTGAAACTGATTTATTTAAGTTGTATCTGTGCCATTCAAAATATACAAAAGACATTAACAAATCTTTCATTCCTTTGCTTTTTTGCGGTCCACAAAGAACGTGGTCAAAACAAAACGCCTCAAATATATCTGTATAAATTGCTGTTTGTGGAACTTGTGGAGTGCTAACCGTTAAATCTGCAATAAATAAAGTGTATAATTCGCAACCCAACAATTCTTGCAAAGTGTTTTTTTCAACATCTTCAATCATTGTATCAAGTTCCGTTTCCGCTTGTAGAGTTAACGCAATGTTATAAATTGGATTATCTGTAAAATCAGAAGGTTGTAAAATTGCCATTATTTAAAAATCTTTTTTATTAAATCATTTACTTTTTCGAATCTTTTTTTTTTGCTTTCTTCGGCTTTTCTGATTCCGGTAGTTTTGCTTTTCCGCTTTCAATCCAGGCTTCAACATTTTCTGAAGGTACTTCAAATTCTGTTCCCGCTTCTCCAATTGTTCGGTGCTTTACTGTTAATATTAATTTAATCATAACATCTTATTTTTAACTACAAAAGCGCACAACCAATGAAGGAAGTGCGCGATTATAAAGTAAATTAATACTATGGCTTCAATATTGCCGCAACCGCCGCCGTAATTGAAGGAATGTGTAAAAATGCGTTAGCATCTACATTTCTAACTCTGAAGTTTAAACGTTCGTAAGCCTTAACAGTTACTAACTCTTTTTCAAAGTTTTCTCTGTTTTCAAAAGCTAATTCAACCGTTGCACCTCTACGTTGGAAAATTGTTCCTTTAGAAGAATCAAAAATATACGCTTCATTAACCGGCACTAATTGGTTAGCGATAACTCGCATCGCTCCGATATTAACACCATCAGAAGTAATCCAATTTGGAACCATATAATTACCATCTGCATTTTTTAACAATTGCATTTGTGTAGCATCAACCGGATTTAATAAAACGGTGTTTGCCATAAATTTATTGTTTTGTCCGAAGTCAGAAATTTGAGCTGCACCAACTTTGATTAAGTCGATAAGTGTTGCATCCTGGATTGCAAGTGCATAAGAACCCGCACCAAATGTTGAAGAAACCGCATCAACTGAATTAAGTTCCGGATAAACACCGGTCCCAAGTAAAAGTTGAGAATCTACTTTAAGAGCAACATCAGTTGAAACAAGGCTTTGGATTTCTCCAGCCACAAAGGGCGCATCATCCATCATATCAACACAAACGTCCACAAAATCTCTCACCTTGCTGATTTGCAGCGTTCTAACTTGCCAAGTGATTTTTGAATTATGCGTTGAAGCAGCACAACCGGCTACATTTTTCGCATCTCTTACAACTGTTTCTTGGTCATTGTATTTCAAATATTCAGTTGAAATTGGTTGAATTGGAAACAAAGACTTCATTAAAGTTTGTCTTGTTGCTATTTGGCCGACTCCTGGCTCAACCATTGCGTAATCTGTCATTGAAGCTATATCCGCCGCTGATTGACTTGCTTTGATTTCTAACTTTACAGTTCCACTTCCGTTTTTAATTACGTCTTTAAGTCTGTCAGCGTTATCACTAATTCCTTTAAGAACCGCCGCAGTAAATGAAATACCTTCTTTTTCAGTTTGAGTTTCAACTTGCTCAACTAATTTCGCCATTTCTTTTCCTTGCGCTTTTAAAGTAGATTTCATTGCTTCAAATTCTGAAACTTTAAGTCCTTCAACTAAAGTTTTTAATTCAGCAACATCACTCGCATTTGCTTTTTCTGAAATTGATTTGTTCAATTCCGTTTCTTTTTCTTCTCTGTGCTTTTCTAAAGCAGTATGATAGTCGTTTATTTCGACTTCATTTAATTTGCTGATTTCTTCAGCCGTTTTTCTTTTAAATTCCATTTTTGGATTTTTTAAATTAATAAATTATTTCTTAAATTATTATTCTTTCGAGTGGATTTTTCCGGCTCATTTGTTTGAGTGGATTGCTCCGGCTCAATATCTTTTGCTTCAATTGTTGGTGTTAGTTCGTTGCTACCTTGTAACACCGCGCTAATTTCAACTAATTTTGCTTCTTTGACCGCGTAAAAATAACCAAGTTCTTCAGCCTTTTCGCGATTTCCTATGTTTTCAATGTTATCATTCCACGTTTTAAATTCCGCTTTGTGGTCCTTATCATTAACCGCAAAATCAATCTTTACGTAATACATACCGACTGAATGTTGGTCGATGTTTCCATCCTTGTATTCCTGGAAAATTAAATTGTTATAATCTTTTCTTATATCAGAATCCATCATTAAGGCCGTTGTTGTTCCGGCTTTCTTAATTCCTAAGTCGGACCATTCAACCGGTGCTTCATAAATCTTTGAAGGAATACCAACTTTTGCAGTAATTTTTTGTTCGTGGTCGTGTAAATGCCAAATTTTATTTTGCCTTTCTGAAATAGATTTTCCAAATGTACCATTCAAATGAACATCACCGTGTGAATCTAACCAATTATAAGTGTTGCCTATTACCGTTCTTTTAATAATTGAATCAGTATCATTCTCTTTTGAAGTGCTTAATGCCTTAAATGTCGAACTGTTTTCCGCTTCAGTTGTTGTTGGTGTTGTATGTTTAACAACCGCTTTTTTAAACTCAATTATTTCTTTCTTGTGCTTAACAAGATAATCAATTTCTTCTTTTTTGGTTGCGAATGTTTTGCCGGTTATAATCATTTTTTAATCAGTTTATTTTCATTCAAAGATTTTATCTTTGCCTTCTTCAACTTCTCGATTTGTCCTTTACTCAATTTCTTGTGTTTCATTTCCAACAATTTCTTTTGCTTCATCTTCAGAATAATCAAGTGAACGCATTAATGAAAACACTTTTTGCTCATTTGATATTTGCGCTTCTAAGATACTAATAATTATTTTACTAACTTTTTCTTGTTTGGCGGCTCTCCTATCTTCATCTTCGTGAAGCACCGGAATTGAAGAAAGATTTTGCCTTATTTGATACGTTGTATTATCTCTTTCATTCCAACCTGGAAGCAACCATTCCGAAAGGCTTTGAATATCTTTTGCATTTACCGGAATAACCGCATTTGTAAACATTGCTTTTTCCGCTTCTTTTCGGTTGTTATAAGTCTTATTTGCCGGGTCATTAAACAAAGAACTATCAACGCCGTATAAATTACAAAG